AAACAAATGGAGTAAAAAAAAGCCTGTAAGGCATTCTAATTTAGGGATAATGACAGATGAACAATTTAGGTCAGTATCTTATGGGTTGAGCTTTACAGAAGGAGGAAATCATGATTATGGTATTTTTTCTTATTCCGCTCCTAATGGTGGTAGTAGTGCTCCATATCGTCTTACAGATTTTGATGGATACAACCAAAATGCTCAAACGGGTTTAGGTCTTAAAAATTACAATATAACTAGAGATATATTTAATGATAAGAGTAATTTGGACATATATCTCATAGATGATACAAGCCTTATCACGTGTTATGATTTAAGAGATTCCTTGTTAAGCGGATATAAAATAAGGCTTTTTATTACTTCTAAAAGTGGTACAGGTAAGTATTATCAGACTACAATTCCTGTTGATAAGCAATCTCTTAAATTCACGGTTCCATATCTTAATTTAACAACTTCTCTAGGTGCTGGAGATTATTCTTTAGTTTTGGATATAGAAAAAAATGGTACTTATAAAGGTTTTTTCCCAAGTGGTATGGAGAGGGGTTCTTTGAAAATAACATCAAATACAGGTATTACTATATCCATGTGGCCTAATGTTTCCTTTACAGATAATGGCTCTAATTATGCTATGTCCTTATATTATGGTGGAAGTGGATCTAGAATATTGAATCTTAATAATCAAAATCTTTTATGGAATACTCTTAATATAAGTAACGGAAGCAGTTATACGATCAGTAATGATAATGTATTTGTTCAATTCCGTTGGTCCGGCACAAACAAGGAGTATTATTCTTATGTTCCACTTAAAAGAGGTGTAAACCTTGCCAATTGGAGCATAAATGCTGGAGGAAGTAGTACCATGAACTATGGATGCGACAGATCTCAGATACCAAAAATGACAAATGCTAGCGAAAGTGTATTGCTTGTTACTACAAATATCGTGTATAAGCATACGGATGGGTATTATCATAACATTACAAATCCTGTTATTCTTAGAATGAAAAAGGATAGTGGTCCAACGCCAAGTTCAGTCGATAGATAAAAACAAGTCCGAAAGTTACACGAACTTTCGGACTATTTTGTAACCTGAAAACAATATGAAACCGATACCTATGTATCCAAGACTTATCAGTATTTTTTGCCATTTTGACAATTCCTTTTCCACCTCTACTTCTACAATTTTTTCTACGGTTATTATCGAATCTTTTGTTACCACCGTTTCTTTTTCCAAAGATGGAATACTGTCTTGTAAGAAATTCGTCTTGTTTTTTAAACTATGAAAAAGTCTACCATCTGCCATTATTCTAGCGTCTGATATGGCTAATGATGTTTCAAGATGTGAACTGTCTTCAAACGTTACTTGTTGTGTATGCTCTACAGGAAGGGTGATTATTTTTGATTGCCATACTACTCTTTCCGTTACTGTCGTGTTGTGGTCTACTATAGTTGTATTTGTCGAAGATGGAAGTAGCTTGCGTGAACAAGAACACGACAGTAACAAAAAAAATAGCAATATAGAAAATGGCTTATTCATAAATTTACTAGTATTCGCTTTTCAATTATATTGTTTTTCCACAGGTAATTATATACGTTTATACACGTACATATTGACGTTTCACCGTCCCGACTACTGTCGACCACTCCACGTCCCCAACCCCTTCTACCAAGGGTGATACTAATTTAGTTAAATAGTGTTTAATTGGCTATAAATGCCATAATACATTTATCTTTTTGCAAAGATAACATAATCGTTTTTAAGTACCATTTTTAATATGTTAAAAAATACTAATGGATTTTTGTTTGTTGTAAATCATGCTTTTGTGCTTATTTTTGCTATTTTTGCAATAATTAAAAAACAATAACTATGGCTGATGTTGATTTAGGAGCATTAAAGTTTAAGATTGGGCTAGATGATTCCGGTCTTGACAAACAGATAAAGGATATACAGAAGAAGTTGCAGGACACCTTTAACCAGGAGATGTCCTTCAAGCCTATGTTGACCGATATAGGCAAAATGAATGACGAGCTTAGCGAGGTTGTAGATAAGATAAACAAAGCGAATGAAAACGCGTCCAAGGTAGGAAAAGGGAAGTCGAACAAGAAAATGGATATACTTGTTCAGATGGAAGAGTTGTCAAATAAGATTGTCGAAGCGACAAGAGAGTATGACAAACTGGAAAAGACTTACCGTAACCTAGGCAATGCAGGCGGAGATAAGGGGATGGCTACAAGAAAAGCCAATCTTGAAAGTCAGAAGAAAGTGATAGATGATCTTGTCGCTGAATTGAACAGATTGAAAACGGCATATTCCCTTACTGCTAACAGTGCGCCTAAATTGTCCATTTCCGATGAAAGGGAGCTTAATCTTCTACGTCAGCAATACGAAATGGAGATTGCACGGACAAAGGAGATGGATAAACAAGCATCAAAGCAGGAGCAGGCGAATAAAAAGATGCAGCAGACCAATCAGAAGTATCTACAATACCTTTCTGGTCAGTCTGGGCTTGCCCTTGGTATGCCGGAGGAAAGTGCTGAGGACTTGAACAAGAAGATTGCCGCCATACAGAAACGCCTTGAACTATTGAATAAATTCAAGGTTGAAGTTCCTTTAAACAGCAATCAGATAACAAAGGCTGACGCTCTTATTCAGAAATTGCAAGGCAGATTGGAGAAGTTGCAATCATCTTTAAGAAAAACATCAACGAATGAATTGCTTAATATCAATCCTACGTCTATCAATCAGGCTAACAATCTTATTTCTGAATTGACAAACAGACGTAATGCGCTTAATACGACTGATGCAAACTATAACCGTACCCTTACTCTTCTCAACAGAAAGATACAGGAACACAACAAGTTTGTAAACGAAGCTACATCCTATGGAACAAAGATGCAGCAGACCAATCAGAAAAATGCCGCAAGTTCAAAGGAGTTTTCCGAGGAACTGACAAAGCAGAGCAGAATGATGCGTGAGTTCGTCAATACGATAAAGACTTATGCCGGATTCTACTTTTTCAGAGATATGTTTCAGGAACTTGTTGCCATTCGTGGGGAGTTCGAGTTACAACAGGTGTCATTGCGTGCCATCATACAGGATGCAAGACGGGCAGACCAGATATTCAGTCAGATTAAGGGTCTTGCTGTAATATCTCCTTTCCAGTTCAGCGATTTGGTTGGATATACCAAACAGCTTGCTGCATTCCAGATACCTGTCAACGAATTGTACGGTACAATGAAAAGTCTTGCGGACGTTTCCGCAGGTCTTGGCGTTGATATGGGACGTATCATTCTTGCCTATGGTCAGATAAGAAGCGCAGGTGTGTTAAGGGGGCAGGAATTACGCCAGTTGACAGAGGCCGGTATTCCTGCATTGGATTCATTGAGAAAAAAACTGGAAGAAGTAAGAGGTGTGGCTCAAACTACTGATGATGTGTTCAACGCCATATCAACACGTCAGATTCCGTTCGAGTATATTCGGGAGATGTTTACCACAATGACGGAAGATGGTGGTATGTTCTACAAAATGCAGGAAATACAAGCCGCATCCTTGAAAGGTATGGTAAGCAACCTTGCCGATTCATACAAGATTATGATGAATGACATAGGCGAGGCGAATGATTCCGTTCTGAAAGGTATCGTTGGAAGCATAACCGATGCGATGAACAACTGGAGATACTTCTCTAAAGCAATAGAGGGCGTTGCTGTAGGATATGCCGCGTTGAAAGGATTACAGCTAGCTAGAACAGCTATGCTCGGTAAAGAGGTTGTCGCAACAACTAATGCAATTAAGGCTGAAAAATTACGGGAAGCACAGTTACTTAAACAGGCTGCAATGTATAGAACGCTAACTACTGCCGAGAGATGGAAGATAGCTACAGCATCCAAGCTGTCTGCCGTAGAGATAGCTGCTGCCGTTAATTCGGGAAAGATGTCGGCAGAGATGGCAAAACGTATTCTTGCCACGAATATGCTGACACAGGCTGAACGGCATCTTCTTGTCACCGAACTTAAACTGACAGGTGCGGAAGCTGCAAGAATGTTGTCTATGACAAAAACGACAATGTTGATGAACAGATTCAAACTGGCAACATTCGGTTTGACAA